TTGGAATGTAGAGGTTGATGGGAATAAGATAGAGACAATCAAAGGTAATTATACACAGAATGTGACAAAGAAAGGATTAGCAACTTGGAGTGGAAGTAAAAGCAATATCATCTGTAATAATGGTTCTCAGAATATTGGTCTAATCACACATACACACACTGATCCTGCAGGAGTTGCTGGTAAGGAATCAAGTACAGCAAATGATTCATAATAAATAAGTAAAAAAAGAGAGATAAATGGCAGTAGCATATCGTTCAGGTGCAGTAAATTCTTCAACTAATGAAGTAATTTACAAAGATATACCATTGAATTTTTTACCACATCCTGTTACTAAGAGGATCAATCCTATAGTAAATGAGAAAGCTATTAGTAGGGCTGTTCGTAATCTTTTATTGACTAATAAATATGAAAGACCTTACAAACCTAATTTTGGTGGAAATATACTTGCATTATTATTTGAAAATATGTCACCTGTATTGTCTATTGAAGTAAAAGATCAAATACAGAATGCTATTCGTATCTATGAGAAACGTGCTATTTTAGAAGATGTTAGAGTTATTCAAAAAGATGATAATAATACATTGGATATAACGGTAGTATTTCGACCATCTAATAATGTTGATTCCGTTCAACTATCATTTACAGTAGAAAGAATTCGATAATGGCAGCAAATAACGTATTGAGAATTACAGATATCAATTTTGATACAATCAAATCAAATCTTAAATCATATCTATCAAGTCAAACTCAATTTACTGATTATGATTTTGATAGTTCTACTATAGCAACAATTTTAGATATTCTGGCATATAATACGTATTATAATGCATTTTATCTTCATATGGTCGGCAATGAAATGTTTTTGGATTCTGCTCAATTGCGTAATTCTGTTGTATCACGAGCAAAAATGCTTGGTTATACTCCTAGATCTGCAAGAGGAGCAACGGCAAATTTAAATGTAATTGTTACACCTAATGACAATCCATTAAATGTAACAGTTGATGCTAATACCAAATTCACTTCTAGTATTGATGGAATTACATATACCTTTGTTACACCTGAATCCTATTTACTATCTGCAATGGATGATGGCACATTTGCCGGCAATATTACAATTTCGGAAGGAAATCCTGTACAGTTCCGTTATAATGTTAGTTCATCCAATCCAGTACGATATATTCTTCCAAACAAAAATACAGATACAACTTCAATAAAAGTTAGAGTACAAGAATCTTCTTCTAATACTAGTATTAATACTTTTATCAAATGTAATGATATCTCAACCGTAAATAGTATTTCGAAAATTTATTTCATTCAAGAAACCGATGATAATTTATATGAAGTCTATTTTGGAGACAATGTTTTTGGTAAGAAACCAACTGATGGTAATATAGTCATTATTGATTATAGAGTTACAAATGGTTCGGATGTAAATGGAGCTAATACCTTTTCTTCACCTTCTACTATTGGAGGTTATTCTACATTTACAGTAACAACTAATTCAAGCGCGCAAGGTGGTGCAAATCAAGAATCCATTAATTCAATCAAATATAATGCACCATATAAATTCCAAGCGCAAGATCGTCTTGTTACAGTCAATGATTATAAAAATGCCATTCTAAGTGAAAATGGTGATTTACAATCTATTAGTGTTTGGGGCGGTGAAGAAAATAATCCTCCAGTTTACGGAAAAGTTTTTGTATCAGCTAAACCAAGAAGTGGTGCAATCATTTCTACTCAACGAAAAGAATTAATCAAATCAGAATTGAAAACTAGAAATGTCCTTTCAATTGATATTGAATTTGTAGATGCAACTTATTTATATCTAGTACCAACAATTAAAGTACGATATGATCCAGATTTGACTTCACTTAGCGCCGGAGGATTGAATACTAAAATTCAAAATGCCTTAATTCAATTTGAAGAAAATAATTTAGGTGTTTTCCAAAACAAATTCTATATGTCTAAATTAATCAATAGTATTAATTCAATAGATTCTAGTTTTGTTTCCACAGATGTTGATATTCAATTACAAAAACGATTTATTCCTATTGTAGGTACTAGTACAAAATATAATATTAATTTCAATAATGCTATAAAACGACCAGTAACTACTCAGCATTCGTCACATCCAGGAAGTCATAATTTATCATCTTCCAAATTCACTTATAATAATTATACGTCTTCTCAATTTGATGAAGATGGAGAAGGTACTTTACGAATATTCAATAAAGAAGCTTCCGGAGCACAAACTTATGTGAAAAACAATATTGGTACAGTTGATTATGATACTGGATTAATAACTATTGACAATTTATTGATTTCCGCTTATAATGGATCATATCTTTCAATCAATATCAATCCTGTTGAAAAGAATATCTTTGGTGTTCGAAATCAGATAATATTGATTACAGATTCAGTAGTTCAAACTATCAATGATCAAACAAATCAAATTACATCATCCGTTGCTTCAGTATCAACTCAAGGTGTAACTACTACGAATATTACTGAAAATGGAATTAATACGGTTATAGTATAATGACAACCTATAATAAAATATCAACCTTAGTTCAAAATCAATTTCCTTCATTTGTAAGTGAAGAAGGACCAGCATTAATTTCATTCATTCAAGCTTATTATGAATGGATGGAACAAAATAACAATCTCATTGATAGAACTAAAAATTTACTTTCATATCAAGATATTGATAATACATTAGATGAATTCATTCAGTATTTTAGAGATGAAATATTTGTAAATTTTTCTGATAGTGCTTTGATTGATAAACGATTATTTGCAAAACAAGTTCGTGATTTATATAGAATGAAAGGAACTGAAAAAGCTTTTAAGTTTCTTTTTAGAGCATTGTATGATGAAGATATTGATTTATATTATCCAGGTGATTATATTCTTCGAACATCAGATGGTCGTTGGCAACAAGATACAGTAGTACGAATAGTTGATGTATCAAATAGAAATACTCAATTGATCGAAGGTACTATTATAACAGGACAGACTTCCGGAGCATATGGGCGTGTAGAAAAAGCGCAAGAAGTATTTGAATTAGGAATTTTAGTTCTAGAACTTACTTTATCAAATATCGTAGGCACATTCATTGATAATGAAACAATCATTAATGATAATAACATTTCAGGTACCATTTATTCTACTAGTGGTTCTTTACAAGATATCATCATCCAAAAATCAATTTATAATTTACCAAGGGGTGCTGGTGCTGGTCTTTTTCATAGACAAGGTGATGTATTAACTTTTACTAGTGATGCTGGATCAAGTGCTAATGCTGTCGTCATTGATACAAATGATAAATCAGCAATAAATGTAGAAATTATCACGGGTGGTAGTGGATATGTTAATAATATTCCTATTACTTTTACTGGTGGTAGTGGATTCAATGCTGTAGCTAAAATCACTAGTATTGGTAATACAGAAATTCTTTCTATTTGTTCTGATGTTATATTTCCTATGAGAAACGTAATTTTAGGAACTGGTCCAACTTTTGTTTCCGCGGGTGCTAATACTAGTGCAGTTTCTGCTAATCTTGCGGGCGCAAATATATATTCAAGTATCATATCAGGTACTTTATTTTCAAATGTTGAAACTGGTAGAATCACTTCAATTAGTATGTCTAATTATGGTATTGATTATAGTATATTACCTACTGCTACAGTTGTCAATGCAAATGTTGCAAATGAAAATATCGTCGATAATAATGGTGGTTATAAAGGAAAAAATGCAGTATTAAGAACTATTAATCTTCCAGGAAGTATTACTAGTATATTAGTTAATAATAAAGGGAGTGCATATTCTAAAAATGAAAATATAGGATTAGTAAATCAAACTCGTATTGGTACTGTTAATGCTATTGGAACACCAGTGGTAAGTGGTATTGAAGTTAAAGCTGGATTCTATAATTCAACTAAAGGATTTCTTAGTTGGGATCAACGATTGCAAGATGGAAATTTCTATCAAGAGTTTAGTTACGTAATTCGTTCTTCACAATTCATTGATAAATATAGAAACGTAGTCAAACAAATCGTTCATCCAAGTGGAACTAAACTATTTGGTGAAACTATGATCGTATTACCATTTACAGCATATGTTAATGGTGAAGCAGAATTAGCATTTGATTCAAATATTATCACCAATTTAACTTTAAATAGTGCTAATACTTCAAATGTAGTATCTATAGTTGATCCTCCATATAATCAAAGCCCAGGATTATTGTTCATTTTCAATTATTCTACTCTTGATCCTTTCTTACAACCTACAGTCGGTACAGGTGTTTCAACTTCTATTAATGTATTTGGAGAAATTGCAGTTGGAGATTTAAACAGTTCTAAATTAGTATTTGGAAATAATACTACCTTTAATTCAAATGGATCAATTTTATCTGGTTATATTCGTCAATCATTGAGCAGTTCAAATACATTGATCGGTAATGGAGGAACCAATTTCAATCTACTATCAGTAGGAGAAACAATCTATTCAACTAATACTAGTGGATCAGCTTCTCAATTTGTTAAAGTTGTATCTATTGGTGGAGCAAGTTCGATGATTACTTCTCCTTCAATAAATAGTAGTGCAGATGGTTTCCAATATTTCTCTAATACGACTGCCGGCGGAACATTAAAAATGGCTCCACCTTTATTAGATACTTATGATGTAATTATTTTTGATACTTATGGAATTACAACTGATGGTCAATATGCAGTAAATGTGGTTTCATCTATAGTAAATACTGTATTCACTATCTCTGCTAATTATATGGGAAATACTTTATCAAATGGATCATTTCTTTACTATTGATCCTGGCAATTTATAATAAATAATATAAAAGAATAGAGGAATTAAATGGCTGGAACTATTACACATAAATTTAGATTGAATAATGCGGCACAAGTTTATGAATCATTAACTGAAGCGGCAAATATCAATACACGTTATTATATTTTTCTAAGTCGTGCTCATCCATGGGGAAATGAAGCTTCACCTCCAACTCCATTGGATACAGTACAAGATTCTGATTACAATTCATGGCGTAATATGTTAGCAGTTAAACGAGTCACTTCTTCTGATGTAACTCATGCCGCACCTCGTTATAATTGGGCTACAGGAACTGTATATGTTCCATATTCTCATAATAATTCCAATCTTTATTCATCCCAATATTATGTCATAACAGATTCCTATAACGTATATAAATGTATTGACAATAATAATGGCGGAACTTCTACAGTAAAACCAACATCCACATCAACTTCTATTTTCAAAACTAGTGATGGATATCTATGGAAATTCATGTATACAATCAATGCATCTGAAGCATTGAAATTTATTTCAACTAATTATATTCCAGTAAAAACTTTAACTACTGATGATGGCACATCCCAATGGGCAGTTCAACAAGCGGCTGTAAATGGAGCAATTGATTTCATTAAAGTTACTGCAAATGGTTCAGGATATCTAGCAACTAATGGTACTTTTTCTGCAGTAACAAATTCAACAGTTGTAACAATTGCAAGTCATTCCTCAGGTACAGATGATGTATATAACAATTCCGTAATTTATATCAAATCCGGATTAGGTACAGGTCAATTAAGACGAATTGTTAACTATGTTGGTACTACAAAACAATTAGTAGTAAATGGTGCATTTACCACTACACCTAATACTAGTTCAACTTATTATATTGGACCAAATGTCATTATTACTGGAGACGGATCTGGTGCTTTAGCTTATGCTAACGTAGCATTGCCGGCATTAGCATCTTCAACTACTGGTAATGCTATCAATGAAATTATCATTCTAAATAATGGTAGTAACTATTCAAAATTCAATGTAACAATATCTGCAAACTCTTCATATGGTTCTAGTGCTACAGCAAATGGAAGTATTCCTCCTTATAATGGGCATGGATCAGATCCAGTTAAAGAATTACCTTCATACAATATTATATTGAATGCTCGAATTAGTGGAACAGAATCTAATACTTTGTTTGTAAATAATGATTTCAGAGTAGTCGGATTAATGACTAATCCATTATTAGCTAATGGTAGTCAAGCTAATTCATCTGTATATGATATGACAACTAAATTAACCGTAACTAGTAAATCTGGAACATTTTCTGCAGATGAAATTATTAATGGTGGTACTAGTTTAGCTAAAGCCAGATTCATATCATTTGCAAATACTAATGCATTAGGAACTTCCGGTGTTATTAGTTTAACTGGGTTAGATGGAACTTTTTCTACATCAGAAACGATTACCGGTAATACTTCAAGTGTAACTGCTGTAATTTCCTCTATAAATAGTAGAGATTTGAAAGACTATTCTGGTGATATTCTTTATATTGAAAATAGATTACCAATTAGTAGAGCATCTGATCAAACAGAAGATATAAAATTAATAATTAGATACTAAGGATAATAAATGCCATTAGAAACAAATTTTAATAATTCCCCATATTTTGATGATTTTGAAAATAGTGCTAAAGTAAAAAATTATCATCGAGTATTATTCAAGCCTGGTCTTGCAGTACAAACTCGTGAATTAAATCAAATTCAGAGTATTTTACAAAATCAAGTCGAACGATTTGGTGATAATATTTTCGTTGATGGTACAATTATTGATGGATGTTCATTTCAATATGATGCAAATGTAGCATTCATTAAATTACGTGATAACGATTCTGGTGGTAATACAGTTACAGTTTCAGTATTTGCAAATTCTATCATAGAAGGAGCAACTTCTGGTGTTCGTGCTAAAGTTATAGCTTATTCTACAGGAGCAGAAGCAACTGCACCAGATTATAATACTCTATTAGTTAAATATATTGATGGTGGCACATCCAAAACAAATAAAACCTTCGGGCTTAATGAAGAAATCATATATAAAACAGCCGATGGTGGTTCCGGGCAACGTGCTAATACAATCTCATCTGGCGCATTTGGATTTGGCTCAGTATTCAGTGTAGGCCAAGGTCTTGTATATGGAAAGGGCAATTTTGTCAATGTTGGAGCCCAAACATTAGTTCTAGAAAAATATTCAACTCAACCATCCTATAAAGTAGGATTTAAAATTGTTGAAAGTATTGTATCAAGTTCTACTGATACAACTTTATTAGATAATGCAGCCGGCTCATTCAATTATACCGCACCCGGCGCCGATAGACTTAAATTAGTTGCAACTTTAGTTAAAAAATCATTAACTGATACTGCTAATACTGAAGCATTTACACCAATTTTTGAGGTAGAAAATGGTAATATTAAAATTGTTAGACAAACTACGGTTTATGATGATATTGGGCGTGAAATGGCTAAAAGAACGTATGAAGAATCTGGGAACTATATGCTTCGCCAGATCAATACACAAGTCAAAGAACATTTCAATACCGGCACCAATTTTGGGCGTTACTCATCTGGTGAAGGTGGAGACAAAAACAAATTAGCTATCGGTATTGAACCCGGTGTTGCATATATTATGGGATATCGTAATGAAACTCTTTCAACAGAATTCATTGAAACTAATAAAGCAACAGATATTCGTCATGAACCAGGAATTAATGTTTCAACCAATTTCGGTAATTATGTTTATGTTAATGAAATAGTAGGACCATGGGATCCTACAACCTATGCTACAGTTTCATTATATGATACTGTTCAAAATGCAGTGTCCGGAGGAGTATCATTAGGAGCTAGTTCACCGAGTGGTTCTTCAATTGGAACAGCTAAAGTTCGTGGATTACAATATGATTCAGGTACTATGGGTAAAAAAGATGGTAAATGTCGTCTTTACTTATTTGACATTCAATTAACAAGTAGTGGTACATCTTTTGCCGATGTTCGCTCATTCTATATTAATAATGCAACTGGTCCAGATAGTTTTGCAGATGCAATATTAACTAATGGAATTTGTATCTTAGAAGAACCTTCTTTCAATCGTAATATTTACTCATTGGGTATTCGTGCAACTAAAACACTTACCACTAATACCGGTTCTATCAATGCTACATATCAATTCAGAGATAAAGCAACCGTTTCATTTAATACCGGTAGCACAGGAACATTGTTAATTTCTGGTGCCCATGCGGGTGGAAGTGAAGAATTTCCATATGGTGTAGGCTCTTTGAATGATACTCAAAAACGAGATTTTATTGTTGTCGCTCAAGCTACCGCACAAACAGCAAGCTTGACAGGAACAGTAACTTATAGTACAAATACTATTACCGGTTCTGGTACCTCATTCTTAACAAATATTAAAGCCGGTGATTATATTTCTATTGCCAATACATCTACCGGTAATGCTTCTCCTACATTAAGAGTTGTATCAGTTTCTGGTGATACTTCATTAGTTGTAAATCCAAAACCTTCAAATGTTGACAGTACAAATCCAGCAGTTGTTCATAAAATATTCCCTTCTGGCTATATCTTCGATCTTACAGCAAATGGAACATCCGGTACAGAAAGAACCGTGACTATCAGTTCTTCAACCCAAGCTTCTATTGATCTTAAAGAAACATTTGCAAATTCAACCAATATGTTGATTTTCTTTAATAATAAAAGAGAAATTGCTGAACCTATTGCAAAGACTGTTCGTAAGAGTCGTTATATTAGATTGAATTTGGCTACACATTCAAATGGATTAGTTGGTCCATGGGGATTAGGAGTAGCTGATGTATTTAATCTACGAAATGTTTATATTGGATCAACCTATTCAACTTTAAATAAAAACGTGACTAATGAATTTAGAATTCTTCGTAATACAAATGATAATCTTTATAAACATTCACAATTATCATTAAAAGAAAATTCTTCATTATCATTAACTACTGCGGATCGTTTAGTTGTAGAATTTGATTATTTCGAACATGATGTATCTGGTGGTATTGGGTTCTTTTCAATTGATTCATATGTAATTGATCCGAATGAATCTACTTCAAATACAACTGCAATCGTCACTGCACAAATCCCACGCTTTACTTCTACTACAAGTCGTAAAGTTTATGATTTAAGAGATTCAATTGATTTTAGACCACGTGTCACATCCGCTGGAAATACTAATTTAACTGTAGTCACTAATTCTGCGGTTAATCCTGTGGAATCAACTACTATTGAAGTTGATTCTGATGGTTCATATGTACCAGTACCAAATGAAACTTTCACTTCAGATGCAATATTCTATTTACCTAGAGTTGATAGAGTTGTTATGGGTAAAGATGGTAAAAAGAAAGTAATTAAAGGAATTTCTTCGGATAAGCCTTTCCCACCTGCGGAACCAGCTGAATCTATGACTTTATCATTATTGAATATTCCACCATATCCTTCATTGTCTCTTGAAAATGCTTATAATTTCACAGATCCACAAACTGGTGTTGCTCGTGTTGATTTAGCAGTTAGAGTAAAACCATTTTTCCATAAGCGTTATACTATGGGAGATATTGCGGGTATTGAGTCTCGTATTGATAGATTAGAATATTACACTGCATTGAATGTATTAGAAAAATCAGCTAAAGATTTAACTATTCCAGATGAAAATGGATTAGATCGTTTCAAGAATGGTATCTTTGTGGATTCTTTCTTTGGTCATAATAATGCGGACGTTGCTGATCCTTCTTACTTTATTGCAATTGATAAAAATAAAGGGGAAT